GTAGTCGCAAGCTCTAAATCTAGCCCAGCTTTGCGGTATTTTAAAAGGATCAATTACGTGTATACTTCTGTTAAACTCAGGGAATGCAGCTCCTTCATTAACATCCCAGTTACCATCTAGTAATTGTTTCTTCTGGTGTTCAGGAAGAGAAAGAAGCATTGCTTCGTAGTCGCCACCTTCAGCAAGATAAGGATTGTCAAATAAACTTGCAGGTATAAACCTGCGTCTAAATAATGGTTGGCCTTCTTTAGTGTGGTCTTTAGGAAATACAATTGTATCACCTGTTTCAATTTGTGTAGCCCAGAAAGGTTCATTATAAGGTGCAGGATCAATAAACATTTTTTTAACCCATTGATGGCCTGAGCCTCCGGGGTTTGTTGTTGCTCTCATGTACAAACCTAATTCAGCAGCATATGCACTACGTAACCTAGATCTCATGTAGTCCCAAGCGTAAGGAGAACTCCACTGTGTTAACTCGTCAAAACCTATCCAGTTAAACGCCTGTCCTTGGTAACGTGTAACATCCATATCTTTATCTAGGTATGACATCCATAGTCTTCCACCTCTTGGTGAAACCCATTGGCTTTTTCTTTCTGACCATTTAATACCCGGTATAGCACGAGGATATAACTCTTGGCTTTTCTGTATTAGTTCTCGTAGTTCTTCAGTAGTGTGTCGTACTAGTAGCCCACTAAAGTTAGCGTTGTTTAGTCCGTGCAGTGGATCAGCTAACATAGCGTAAGATTTACCACCACCAGCTGCCCCACCGTAAAGTACTTCTCTTTCAGATGAGGATAAGAAATTTGTCTGTGGACCGGGATTAGGTTTAAAGACTATATCTTGTGCTTCTTCTACATCATAAGCTGGAGCTATAGGTTTAGCTGGAACTTTAGTTGCAAGTATTTTTTCTTTACGTGGAGTAAGTTCCAACTTTTTGCGTTTCGAGGTTCTCGATTTCTTGGAGCGTTTGGGCAAGTCGCTGGGCAAGCCTACGTTTAATAATAATTGTTTTTTTACGTTTTCGCTCAATATCTATTCTTTTCTTTAATCCGTTATGGGATATGCTTCTACCTGTTTGTCTAGTTAACCACTGAGCTACTTCTCTGTAACTGTACTGTAGTAAGTGTCTTTTAGCTAATTGTAATGCTTCTAACTCATCAGGTATAGGTTCTAGTAACCTGTCGTTATCTTTGTTAACTTCGTATCCAAATGGTATAGTAGTAAGAGATACTCTGGCAATAGTGTGCCAATCTTTTTCTTTTCCTCTTTTAGGTTTAGGTAATTCCCAATACCCTAAGTCTTCACGTTTTATTCGTTTGTACCTTCTTTAGCTGGTAAAATAAATACACCGCCACTAGATGAATTAACATCTACACGTTCTACTTTACCAAAGCCACCTCTATCTAATAGATCTTTAGCTGCTGCCATTTTGTCTCGTATACCTAATTCAGTAGGATCATCTAAAGCTTTAGCCATAGCTACTGCAGCTTTGGGTGCTATCTGAACTAAGTACTCAGTTGTTGCACTCATTATCTCTGCTTTTAAAGAATCTCTTACAGTTTTAGTAGGAGTGTTTTCACTGTACCCTGCAAGTTTTTTTGCTAAGGCATGATTACCACCAGCTTCATCAAACAAGACTTCTAAGAATTTAGTTTGATTATCAGTTAATACTCGTGTCATTATTTCTTTTTCTTCCTGCTAGGTTTTTTGGCACTTCCAACTTTTGCTTTTGCTGTCTTTGTAAGATCTTTAAAGTGAACTAGGGGTTTAGAACTTTTAGTGTGAGTTTTACCTGTATGTAAAGAACCATCTGGCATTTTATGATTAGCCCCATTGTACTCTGTTCCATCTTTTAAATAATGTTGTACACCTTTTGCCATGTTATTGTCCTTTTCCTGCAAATGCTGATCCTGTTAGTATAGCTCCAAAAGCTAAATGAAACAAGCCTCCACCCATTAAAGTAAATGGACTGTGTTGACCTGTTAGTTTTTTCATCAATTCCATTTGTACCATTGGTTCTGTTGTTGAGTTTATTATAGTCATAAATTGTGATATGTCTGGTCTATTAATTCCGTACCAAATTGGCACGAACATAAAATCATAAAAACATATTAGTAAGTATATAATAAGAGCTGACCAACGCCAAGTCATTGTACTTTTTTGTTGAGGTGTTAACCCTTTGTTCATTTAAAGGCACGGTGGAGTACACATTAGTTTGTTAGTTCCGTAAAACATAACAACTATAAATACTGCAAGAGCTAAACCTATCCATATCCATTTGTTTTTCATTGTTACCTCTTTAGCATTTCTAATGCTGTTTCTAATGTTTCATTATTTCTACGAGTCCAACCTTTACCAAATGTTTTAAAGGTAGAAAGGCTTTCGTAAAACTGCTGACGAGTAGAGTGCATCTTAACTACTATGTCTTTATGTGTAAAGTTTGCAACAGCTTTAAGTGTCATAGGGCCAATACCACCATCAGCAGTAACGCCAACGATCCTCTGTAAGGCTTTCGCAGAACGGCCCACTCCACTATTAACCCCCCAGTCAAATACAGACCAGTCAACTCCACTAGGTAAATCGTCACATCTCCCCCTATCCCAATAGTTTTTCTTGTATATAGGTGATATATCTATTGGTGTCAACGCTCTCATCTCTTTTTCAGTAGCGTTACCATTAGTGTAAGCATCATATACAGCTTTGGTTACACCTAAGTTTGTCATGCCTCCGGGGTCAGAAGGATGATTTACAAAACCACCCTCATGTTTCAGAAGCATGTTTAAACAAAGTTTAAAGTTTTCTATACTCATTTTTTAGCTATCTTCTTAACTTTTTCAAATGAACGTAGTCCACCTAATCCCAACATTCCCATTAAGACAGTCATAAGACTTCCCATATCAAATGCAGGTAGAGGTGGTAACTCTGCCCCAAACATTGTAGCAAAGAATATTATACAGGGCTGTAGAATAAAATGATACATTAAAGCAATACCACAAGTCCACCCTACAAAAGGTCGCCATCCCCCAATAAAAATGGAACCAGACTTTGCCTCTTCCTGATTAACAGCAATTTGAGACATAGCTAGTTCCTGAGCATGACGTTCTGCCATTGTAGATATTTCATGGGCTAATGCAGCCTTCTGATCTTTATCTTCAATGAACTTGTCAAGTAGTCCTGTAACTGGGGATATAAGTTGAGCTAACATTACTTTTTCTTTTTAGCCATGCCACCGCCCATGTAGCCCATAGACTTTTTCTTAGCCATGCCACCGCCCATCATTTTCTTCTTAACCATGCCACCATCTTTCATGTAGCCCATTTTATTACGCACTGCACTAGGTAGTTTTTTTAACCCACCTGTAGGTTTCTTTTTCATTGCTCCCGGCATAGTATCTTCCTTTCAATATCGTAACGAGAAACACCTATATCTCTGAGTTCTCTGTCTGTCATATTTTGTAATTTCCAATAGTTTGCTCTGTGTTCTTGCATTTGAACTGCTTTATTCCATAATCTTTTTAACATAGTATAACTCCTTTACATATGTATGTCAATAGCTGTGACCTACTATAGGAGTTATACCATATCTAGTTATACCATACTACAGATATTATTGCAAGCCCGTTATGCATTATTTACGTTTACAATCACAAAAACCGCACCATCCAAATAGATGTAATACAATTCCTGTAACGATCAATCCTGCAAGTCCAGAACTTCCTAAGTTCTCAACTAAGTCAGTAATATTTGCTACTGAATTACCAAGAAAGATTAAGTTGCTTGGTCCTACAAGTATAGCCGCTACAATTGATAGCGTGATTAGGGCTATGCCCATCTCTGTAACACTTGCTATTGATGCTTTCATTTTTTCCATTGTTTATCCTTTATAATTAAATATTAATTTTATCTTTTACATCCCAGTACACACATTTTATATCAACTATTTTGTGACTAGGAAACTCATTCACTAAGTAGGGTAATCCTACAGTTTTAATTCCTGCAAAACATGCAGCTTCTTCTTTAAATACTGGCCCTCCATATGTTTTACAATCTGTTGCTACATACATAGAACACATAAGAACTAACGGTGTCCACATTATTTTTTCTTCTTAGCCATTCCACCCTTCATATACGCATTACCGTATGATCCCGGTTTAGCATGGTTTTTCTTGGGCATTCCACCTTTGTTCATTTTAGGTCGTTTTTGTGGAAATCCTGCTTCTCTTTTTACTTCTTCTAGTGATTTATCTATTCCTCTTTTAATTTGTTTTTGTTTTTTAAGTGTACCAGCTTTTTCATTTATAACGCTAGTTCGTTTTTTTATTTCATCAGCTTTAGTTGTTGTTGATTTTTTATTAACTAATTTAGAATTTGCCTTGGCGGCTGCACCCAAAGTTAAATCTATTACAGCCATTGCGGCAGCACCTTTTAAACCTGCTTTTTTTAAAGCCTGCCTAACTGCTTTTTGAGAAAGCGTAGGAATTTTAGTCTTTATTTGATTAAAAGTAAGCCCTTCTTTAAGCCCTAGTGCTTCACCAAGTTTACCTAACATAGTTTTGCTAATAGGATTTCTTGTTCCTGAATAATCTTTTGCCATTTTTCTAGTCCTTTACCACTTTACTTTATCTGCCCAGTAAGCTGCACTCAACTTACCTTTGGCTATGTTCCTACCGTGTCTAGCTTTAAAACTTTTACGCTTTGCTTTCATACGGGCAGACTCACCTTCTTTAGGTTTACCTGCGGTACTTGCGCCTTGTTCACCAAAGCGTATCATTTTAATTGTGCTACCTTCTTTGGCAAGAACTACGTGAGATTTAGTTGGGTGTTTAGGTGTACGTTTAGGTTTGTTATAACCTGAAAATGTTTCACCTCTATACTCTACACTCATTTAATTACCAGCCAATGGGTTGTCTATTGCACGTTGTATTTTTTTATCTAGTGCAGCTTCTAAGTTATCTAGCTTTTGATCTAGCTTAGACATCTTAGAATCCATACGCTCTTCAAAAGATTTAATAGTAGATTCAAACCTAAGTTCAAATGTATTGATCACTCCCCGTACATCTTCTATGTTCTGACGATTACGAGCGTCTTGTTTCTCTAGGCGAGATTCTTGTTTATCTATGTTAACATTTATTTTATCTGACTTAACTTCAATAGCATTGTTCAGTTCTGCTGTATCTTGTTGCAGATCCATACGTAGATCATGTAAGTCGGTCTGTAGTGTAGCGGCAATAGCTTTAACACTATTGATTTGCTCACGTATAACTGCCCCAGTAGCGGAATCTACTTCTTTAAGGGAGTTAAACTCAGCTTTTATTATCCTAAGCTCTCCATCTACCATGACCATATGATTATCAATGTGTGACAAATTAGGGGATACAAAGTTAGCTATCTTCTTTTCCATAGAAAGATATCTCTGGTAAGCCTCAAAGCCACCCCATAAACCCCCAATGATTGTACCTACTAAAGGTATTATAAGTAGTAACTTAGAGCCACCTACTTTTATTCCTTTGTATTCAACTTCAGCCATTATACTTTCCTGTACTGTTTAGTTTTTTTAGCTACAGTTTTAGGTTGTTTACTAAACTGCTTACCCTTTTTAGTGTCTTCTCTTTTCTTACGTGTAGTTGCTGCATACTCTTTACTAGACAAAGATTTAATTGCACTAGTAGGCAAGTATCTTTCACCAGTCTTACTGGATGGCTTACCACTTTTAGTACGCCACTTTTGTTTAGACCATGCTTTAAGACTTTTTTGACTGGGTTTTAAGGCCACTATTTGTATCCACCACCTTTTGCTTTATACTTTTTAGCGAGGAGCTGGGCTTTCCGGGCAGACCATTGACCTGCCCTTCCACCCTTACTCCCAGCTTTTACACTATTAAAAAGACTTTTTCGCATAGTAGGTTTCGTATAGTTACCTGCTTTATTAACTACCATTATTTAAGGTTAAGGCCGCCAGTGTTTGCTGCAAGACCGTCAATGACATCGTGTAACAAGAACGCTAGTGCTGCTGTAGTTGAAATACAAGTAATTTTAAAACTTGAACCTACAACTGCGTTCTCATCAAAACCTGCAGAATCATTTGCGTCTGCAATTCCTACGTTGTCACCGTCACCTTTTGGTACACAACCAAGAATCTTTTCAGATCCGTTAGTAATAATATCAATATCATTACCTGCTGTACCTAGCATTACAAA